TAAGCTCTGTGTTGAGTGTAGCTATTGTGCATTTAAGGTTGATTGTTGGCAAGATGTGAATGATGGTAGTGGATTAAGAAAATTTATTTATAGTAGTGGCCCTCGGTGGTTAACTGTGGTGAAGAAGGAACCAAATGTTATGGAAGATCTTGCCTAATGCCAAAGTATAGATCAAAGTTTGAAGAACAAGTATGTGGTAAATTAACAAAACAAAAAGTTAAATTTAAATATGAACCAATTAAAATTGCATATGTTATTCCAGAAACAGATCATACATATGTACCGGATGTTATCTTACCAAATGGGATTATAATTGAGATAAAAGGTAGACTAACAAAGCAAGATAGATTTAAACATTTATATATACAAAAGCAAAAACCAGAGTTAGATATTCGTTTTGTTTTACAAAATTATAAAGTAAAACTTTACAAAGGAAGTAAAACAACTTATGGTGAGTGGCTAAGCAAAAACAATTTTTTATGGTGGGAGAAAGTTATACCAACTAAATGGATAAATGAAACAAGAAAAGCAAAACAAAATAAAAATATCAAATACTTCTCGTATTCAAGTCGATCCAACGATGGAAAAAAATTATGATAATAAAGAGGGAGAAAATGAAAGAGCATTATTTAGAGCTGTTATTTATCAAGCATTATTGGATGCTAGTAATGACAATGAATTTAATTCTAAAGAAGCTAAACAAGTTAGAGAAGAAGCTGTTCGGTGGTTCAGTAAAAGTGTTGGTGTCACTGCCACATGGTTTATTGATGTATGTGATCTTGCCGGTCTTAATGATCAACAGGTTCGTACGTTTGCTCGTAAACTTATTAACGATCCTAACAACACAGAGTTCCAAAGAAAAAGATTAAATGTATTATTAAATATGACACATAAAGAGGAGATATAAGTGAGTGAAAGTGATATAGTAAATCATCCCCCACACTACAAACTAAATGATAAAGGTATAGAGTGTATTGAAGCCATCGAAGCTGCACTAACACCTGAAGAATATCGTGGATATCTACGTGGTCAAGTTATGAAGTACACATGGAGATGTAATTATAAAGGCAAAAGATTAGAGGATTTAGAAAAGGCTGAATGGTATTTAAAACGATACATTGAACTATTAAAAAAGGAGTAATAATTATGGATCCGGTATCAATTATTTTTGGATTAGCTATGAACTTTTATACATTAAGTAACATAGATTTTTTTCAACAACGAGCTATTAACGAAAAGAAAATGAACTGTGAGTGGGAGTATGTAGGTCAGACTAAACCTGATCCCAATAACACAAGTTTAACTGTTTTTGGTGATGTATACTTTAAACATAACTGTGAGAGTAAAAAAAGTGAACAAGATAGTAAACAATAAATCACCATTCAGAAAAAAAGAATATGAAAAATGGGATGGCCCTGGCAAGAAAGCTGTTAGAAACTATCTGATTAGTTTAGGGTGTGTCCTTACTGAAGATGTGGAAAACTATGGAGCTGATATCGTAACTCGTGAGCCTCTTGAATCTTATCATGAAGTTGAAGTTAAAAATGGGTGGACAGATAAGTGGCCATCACATTGGAAAACTTTACATATACCTTTTAGAAAAAAAAGATTGGTTGATATGATGAAAGATAAGGATGATTTAACATTCTATGTGTTAAGAAAAGATCTTAAACAAGCCTGGAAAATTAAAGGTTCACAGTTAACAGACGATATTGTAATTGAAATTCCAAATAAATTTAAAAGAAAGGGGGAATATTTCTTTAATATTCCTATAAACAATGTTAGACTTATTACCTTATGACACCTTCCCTTTACTAGAACTATTAGCCTCCATTAGTGCATGTGTATCTGTTTACTTTTATGGTAATAAATCACCACGAGCACCTTGGATCGGGTTAGTATCACAAGTATTTTGGTGGGCTTGGTCAATTAAAAACAATTTGTACTTTATAATTATATTAAATATATTTATGACACTAACACATATAAGAAATATTTTTAAAATGAAAGGGAGACGATGACGACTACAACTATATTTAATCAAACAACACATGAAAGAAATGTTGAAGGTAATAATAAATTAAATAAACAATTACCAACTGTTTACCAACAGTTTATTCATAAATCTAGGTATGCTAGATGGCTACCTGAAAAAAAACGTAGAGAAGAGTGGCACGAAACTGTGTCTCGTTATTTTGATTTTTTTGAGAAACAAATAGAAAAGAATTGCAAGTATAAAATAGATGAAAAGACAAGAAAGTATCTTGAGAATAAAGTTTTAAATTTAGATGTAATGCCATCAATGAGAGCATTAATGACAGCTGGACCAGCTCTTGAAAAAGAGAACATTGCAGGGTATAATTGTTCTTACATACCGGTGGATCATCCGAAAGCTTTTGATGAAATACTTTATGTACTTATGTGTGGGACGGGAGTTGGTTTCAGTGTTGAAAAAAAATATACAGAACATTTGCCTAGTGTTGCTGATGATTTCCATGATACAGAGTCTGTGGTCGTGGTCAGGGACTCTAAGCTTGGTTGGGCAAAAGCATTTCGGGAAGTCCTTACACTATTGTATGCCGGGCAAATCCCCAGGTGGGATATTTCTAATGTGCGACCGGCAGGGGCACGACTTCAAACTTTCGGTGGAAGAGCTTCGGGTCCTGCACCTCTCGTTGACCTCTTCAACTTTTCAAAAGAAACCTTTATTAAAGCCAAAGGAAGAAAACTTACCCCGTTAGAGTGTCACGACCTTGTGTGTAAAGTTGGTGAGATTGTTGTAGTTGGTGGTGTCAGACGATCAGCTATGATTAGTTTATCAGATTTAAATGATAGAGATATGAGAGATGCCAAGTCTGGTGAGTGGTACAGAGTAGAATCACAACGTGCATTATCTAATAACTCAGCTGTGTATGAAACAAAACCAGATAACATCGGTACATTCATGGAGGAGTGGTTAGCTCTTTATAAATCAGGCAGTGGTGAACGAGGTATATTTAATAGACAAGCATCAAAAACGGTTGCCGGTAGAAACAAAAGACGTGATGACAACTTTGAGTTTGGAACCAACCCATGTTCAGAAATAATTTTACGACCGTTTCAGTTTTGTAATCTATCTGAGGTGGTTGTTCGTGAATCAGATCAAGAAGAAGATCTACTTGATAAAGTAGAGGCCGCAACTATTCTTGGAACTATGCAGTCTACACTCACCAGTTTTAAATATCTTCGTAGACAATGGAAAGATACCACAGAAAAAGAAAGACTTCTTGGTGTGTCATTAACTGGTATTATGGATCACAAAATATTATCTGGTGACGTTTATAATCAATCAATACTTCCAGACTTGTTAAAAAGAATGAAACAAAAAGCCGTGGATGTAAATAAGGTATGGGCTAAACGATTTGGTATTAATCAAGCAACGGCTATCACATGTGTCAAACCATCAGGAACTGTATCACAATTAGTCAATGCCGCATCAGGTATACATGCCAGACATAACGAACATTATATTCGTAGAGTTAGAGGTGATAAGAAAGATCCACTAACAAAATTTTTACAATCACAGAACATACCAACAGAAGATTGTGTTATGAAACCAGATGCAACTGCTGTCTTTTCTTTTGTAGAAAAAGCACCAAGTGGATGTATCACTCGTAATAGAAGATCAGCTATTGAACAGCTTGATCATTGGTTAGTCTATGCTAAATATTGGTGTGAACACAAACCAAGTATAACCATATCGGTTAATGAAGACGAGTGGTTAGGTGTTGCTGATTGGTGTTGGAGAAACTTTGACGATCTTAGTGGTGTTTCTTTTCTACCAAACTTTGGTCACGTATATCAACAAGCACCTTATGAAGACATTGACAAAGATATGTATAATGAGTTAAAAAAGAGTCAGCCAAATAAAATTAATTGGAATGATTTAGCACTATATGAACAAGATGATAACACAAAGTCCTCCCAAACTCTTGCATGTAGTGCTAACTCATGTGAGGTTGTAGATGTATAAAACATTTGTGACCATACCAAAAGCTGTGCCAGAAAAATTATGTGACGAAATGACAAAGGAGTCGCCTAACTATTCTGAACAGTTGGCAGGGGTGATGTGGAAAAAAGAGGCTGATCTCAAAAAAGATAGAAACTCCAAGGTAAGGTGGTATCCTCTAGATCATTGGATTGTTCCTAAGTTATGTGAAATTGCATCTAAAATAAATAATGAAGAGTACATGTTTGATGTTACTAATCTACAGTGTCCACAGTTTACAGAATATAAAAAGGGGCAACACTATCAATGGCACCGGGATATTTATCCCCCAGAGTTTGATGGGCCTTATCCTGGATTAGTTAGAAAACTATCTATGGTTGTACAGTTATCTAATTTTGAAGATTATAAAGGTGGTATATTACAAATTAAAAATATGGACGGTAAGATAGAACCGATTGAAGGATTTAAAAACAAAGGTGACATGATTATATTTCCTTCATTTTATCTTCATAGAATAAAAGCTGTAACAGAAGGAACTCGACACAGTTTAGTATGTTGGTTCATGGGTCCACCGTTTAGATAATATGGAAAAATTTCTTTGGTCATTACTTAAATTTGTATTAGCAGTGTTGGCTATACAACTTATATTAATTTTTATGCTTTCTGTCT